GGTAAGAACGCCCACAGGGTTATCATATATATGAAGTCCATCTTTCATACTTTCAATGACAATTGATTTTTCTTTATCAGCTAATAGCCAATGTAAAGGGGATAAAGGAAGTTCATCACTATAATTTATATTTGCTAAATTGATATTTTTTAACAATTTTTTAGCTTCTCCTACTGTTGAGCATTGTCCTAAAATCCAAGGAATAAATTCAAAAGGAGATACATTGTCTTTCCCTTCTTGTATTTCTTTATAATCAGCATACCCAGAAAAATTTAGCCCAGCCATACTCAATCCTTTTTCATTTGTCGCATCGTAATAAAGAGGGTAGTCAGCTATACCAGCGGCAATACCAATCATTGCATAATGAGTATCCAAATCATTTACCTTTCGAAAATTCAACTTATAATTTCTTGGAGTAACAGTGACTACTTCATTGTAAGATATTTCATAATCAAAATTCCTTCCAAAATAATGATCACTTGTTACATAAGTAATAGACGTACACATAGTTTATTCCTCCTAAATATTGTTCTGTCCACGTTCATTTTACTCCAAAGTTTTCCTCATTTCAAAAGAAAATCACAGAATACACGAAGAAGCGTTTCTATTTGTATAAAATATATCAAAGTTCTATACTTAAATTATCAAATAAAAAGGACGTGAAGATAAATGTCAAATTTAGAAAACAAAGAAGAAAAAGTTGTAAACAAAATTGTTTCTGTTGTCAATAAACTGGATAAAGAGTTAGACGAACTTGATACGTTATCTGAAAATCCAGAAAAAAAACATAACCTAAAAAAATGGTTAGTTGAACGAAAGGCTATTCATGAAATTAAAAAAGTTCTTCATGAAGCTGATAAATATGAAAAATATGATGAAAAAGAACTTGATAAAGAATTTAAAGAAATCAATGACTTATTACTATAATTGATTTATACGACTCATTTTTGAGTCGTCAGACTGCAAACAACACTCTAAATTTAGGAGTTTGTCTACAGTCTGAATAAATTTTAAATTTATTGTCCATAATGTTATTATGAATTTATAGCATTAAGAAAAGAGATAAGACTTTACATTTTTTTAGGAATGTAAAGTCTTATCTCTTTTCTTAATTGTACAATTAGTATTATCTGCACTACTTTCTAATTAAATAAATTTTTAGTTATTAACTTGATTAAAATCAGAGATAATATCAATTAATTCAGTTTGAAGGGTTGTAACGATTAAATGGAAATTTTCTTCATCTGTTTTATTATATGGGGATGTTTTCGTTATATATAACAACTTTTCTTTTTCAATTTTCATTAATAACTCTGTCGAAGTCTGTACTTTATCTTGATAATTAAATGCAGACATCCCACTTTGTATAATTGTAATTATTGCTGAAGCAATTGAAACAATCAATAGTAAAGACCTGTGTTCGGAAGCCTGATCAATTAATATTGGGATACTAGCTGATAAGACTATTTTTATAATATTTCCGATACCAATTACTCTATTATAAAATCGAATTTCTTTTTTTAATCTATCGATTGTAGAATCAATAGATTCGATAAACGCTTTTTGATCCATCATTTTCTCTCCAATCATTTTATTAAAATCATTAACAAAAATATTATAATAGGATTTAAGTAAGTTCTAACTAATCACACATAAAAATAAAAAAAAATTTGTATTTTATCAAAGTTTTATTATACTTGTCAATTTGTGTACATCCTAAAATATAAGCTATTTGTTTACTTCTGTAGAATATATACTTTGTTGTTAGATAAGTTGCACATGTTTATAGAATCTAAATAATAAATTTTTATGTACCGCCCCTCAAAGAGGGGGGAATTTTTTATCGTTGTGGAATATTTAAATACCAACGCTTGTCATGAAAATCTTGTGCTCCACCCTTAGTATTTCCTTCTGGATCGTTTGTCGCACGCATCATGACGTATACTTTCTTATTAGGGAAATCACGCATATTGAAAGATACATGATAGCCAACATTTCCTAAAGTATTATAAGCTTGATTTACGTCTGGTCTATAAATCCCATCAGCTCTTACTCTAGCTAGTTCTTTTCCAGTATTGTAGTCCATAATGAAAATATACTCGTATTTATAATTAGCAATGTGCCATCCTGCTACATGCAAGTTTGCGTTTTCGATTTCTCCGAACTGATCAATGTGAGCGTAATTTGTTCCGTCTGTCAGCGTAGGATTTGCTGCACCTGCTCTAGTTGGATCAATGACTGGTTTATCATCTGAAGTTGTCGGATTTTCATCGGTAAATCCATGAGCTAAATCATATGCTAATTTTTCTTTACTTACGCCCATTTCAGAAAGATAACCGTAAGGATCTGTATGATCACCCCAAATATTTTGTGTTACCCATAAATGTGATTTAATTCCTGGTTGGTTATAAGGAGTGTCCAATGTTAATGGAATACCATATTTTATTGCTGAATCTCTAGCCAATTCAACGTATGCTTTATAGTTCTTTTCAAAAGTTGCTTTATCATGTGTGTGCTGTAACTCAATCTGCACAGGACTGTTAGCATTAGCATACGAACCAGCACCGTACTGCACATAACCAGGTTGATCGACTTGATAAACAATTCCGCCGTCTCCCACAATGTAAGCAGTGTAAGCACTAGTCCATGAACGTTGCATATACTGCGCTTCATTGCGTCCTGTTGCTGTTTCATTAGCCGTTTCATGCAGTAAAATGTACTGATTATTTGCTATTTGTGAGCTACCTTCATTTGCGCCCAAATTAAATTCATTATTGATCGCATAAGCAAAACCATTAATTGGCAATAAAAAAAGAGCCATTATTAGGCTCAATGATAAAATGATTTTCTTCTTCATTTTTTTCCTCCTATTTTTTTAAGTTATATGCAGACACACCAGTGATAACACCTAAAAACGTCGCTACTGCATTGATAGTCAGAACTGTCATATCTGTTCCATTCCATCCATATGCTTTGCCTAGTGTTGCAACTAATACAGATGTAGCCGGAAGTACCGTAAGTACCGCCCACTTAATGATTTGATAATATTTATCAGGTAAGATCATCTTTATTCATCTTCTTTCTATTTTTATCGAGATGTTTCCCTAAATAAAGTTTTAATTTGTTGTGTGTGTTCTACCAATTTTTCTGCATGTGTATCTAATCTTTCATCGTGTTTCTTTAGTTCTTCATGAATCATCAATCGATCTGATTTGCTCGATTCTAAATCTTTTGTTAATAGTTCCAAGTTGTAACTCACTTGTGATAGTGTTTTCGTAATTTTTGTAAATGATGCAACAATCGGTCTAATTACTAATAAAATCAAAGAAACGATAGCGGTTATTGATCCTGCTATCGCTCCCCATTCCCCTAAATTAATCATATTGCAACTCCTTGTATCAAAACTAAAAGCACATCAATTAAGATGCACTCTCTTCATTGTTAATAATTTTTTCTGCTTCTTCGTCTGTAATGCATAGCGGAACGAACTGTAGAACTTGATCGTCAGTAAAACAGCCCCAATCATACATCATTTTCACATCGCTAAAACTAAACATACTACTCACCTCCCTTTGAAGCTGGATTTAATTGCTCTTTAATTTCTGCAATATCCTTGCTGTTTTGAATCGAAGCAAGCATCATTTTTGAATTGATTTGTGCTAAACTATCCGCTTTTTCTTTCAATGTAGTATTTTCCTGTTTAATTGCTACATCGTTTAGCATGAGTTTGGCGTTGAGCTGTTTTAGATTATCGTTCTCGTGTTCCAGAGCCTCGTACATCACTTTGAGATTGTTTAAATCGTTGTGATCTAGTGCGTTCGCTAAAACAATCCATTGGTTCAGTTTAGGATCAAACATCTGATCAGCGATTGTTAACGGTTCGCCATCAGCTCGAACCCCTTCAAGTGGAGGCTGATCTGTGTAAGGAACGGATACAAGCATATCGTCCAATACTTTTCCTGCGTACTCTCCGCCAGTACGTCCGTATTTCCAAATGTTTTTCATTCGTTTCACTCCTTTAATCTAAGATTCTATTTCCATAATGTGCAGCGTGTTTATTTGAGAAAAATCTAACTTCTTACCCTCCTGAGTTTCAAAAGTGATATTGAAGTACTCTCCTTTTTTCAAAGCGAAAATTCTACTAAAGTGAAGCCCATGCTTCCATTGCAATGCAGTTCCATTTATACCAACACCACCTGCGAAACCAATAGAACTAGTTTGAGCATCGTCTTTATAAAAAGTAATATAACCATACTGACCAGCTGTTGATCCGCCAAACTGATATCTAACTAACCCTTCTACTAACAAAGTACAATCTCGATTAGCTGTTGCTTGCCAATTTCCAGAATTCCAAGTCAACGGATTCTCCTTCATAGATCGATTCAACTTTGCTCCAATGGTGGTTGCTACTGGTCCAATAATTAACCGAGCTTTATTAGAAATTCCAGTTTGTTCAGTTCCTGTTGAATGCCACGCTTCATAAGGCAACGGCTTTTCTTCTACCAGTACATTTTTCCCATTAACTAGAGGGGTTTCTAAAAAGTTCTTAGTTCCATCTACAGATTGTGGTTCGGTTAAGCTTACCGAATCATTCAAGCCTTTTTCAGTATATTCAGGCGTGATGTCCCAGCTGTAGTCGTTCGGATTGTTACTGTCTTTCAATCCTTCTCCGAAGTATTTAAACTGACTAATATTCGGGGTTCGGATGTTGCCTTTTTCTAGTTTGAGCCACTCAATTTGAACAGCGCCTAGTGATGTATTTGGGTGTTGATAGACTTGCAATATATTAGTAGTACCTGCATCAATTGCATCTTGACTTACAGTGAATGCAATTATCCACTCATCTACTTTACCCTCCACTGGCATCATTGTTCCAACTAATTGAGTTCCGCTCCTGATAAATACTCTAAAACTTTGAATAGCAGGTTTAGTAGCCTTCATCGTAAGCGTATATGTTTGTCCAGCTTCATAATTTTCTATGTTTCGTTTATTGTAAAGTAGGTAATCAGATGTACTTATTGGAAACACAGCAGTAGGATCAGCAATGTTCTCACCCAAAGCCACCTTACTCAAATAATACGGTGCATCGAGTAGATTTGGCTGGTATGGTGTAGCATTCGGCCCTTCTTCAATCTTAATATTGCTGATAACCACTCCACCTTTTATTTTAGTGGCGTCTACCATGCCAATAGATAAATAAAACTTTGATAAATCTGTGATTTCATAATTAACTATTCCTGTACCTTTGATTGTTAGTTCTTTTCCTACTTCTGCACCTTCAGTGCTAGCATATAACAAAATAGTTCCACCGCTAGCTTTACGGTAACCAATCATCAGATTGCCAATGTCGCCAGTTGTACCTTCTTCAAATTTAACCGTAGCACTCAAGGTGTAAGTTTTACCCTTAAGTAAGCTAGGGATACTATTCTTTGTATAGGTACTAAGTCGATCTATTCCTTGTGATGTTATGCGTATACTGTTATATCCTACGTCTGAGACTGTGACATCACTCTGGACATTAAAATCAGAAGCTTTAATTACACTCATTAAATTCGGGTTCCCCGAATAATCATAGCCCCCGAAGTCGATGCTGTTGGAGTACATCTTTTTCAGCTTGCCGAGATCGCCGATTTGCTGCTTGGTTTGATTCATCTTGTCTTCAACTGCTTTAAGATTGTTTTGTGCCGATGTAACGTTTTGAGAAACGGTATCAATCTTAGTTTGAGTAGCTTGTAGTTGCTCTGTTACCTCATCAACAGTTTGATCAATTGCTTGTGTGGCTCCCTCTACAAATTTATTTATTTGTTGGTTTGCCTTTTCAATCGTAGAATCCACATTTGTTAATGCTGCGTTAACAGCATCTGTTGCCTCTTGTTTGACCCCATCAAGCAGTTGTTGAAAGTCCTTAAAATAATATTCTCCATTCAATTGAACATCGCCATCAATGATAGATTTCTCAATATTAAAGGTAAATGCCAAATTGTCGGTATGACTGCCATCTGGAAAATCGATGTAAACATTGGCATCAACTTTCCCCTCATAAGAAAGTAACATGTTAGGAATCGGATATTTTACAATACCTTGCATGTAGCTTTCAGTAATAATTTGGTTGTCAAAAATAGGAAATTCTTTTTTCTCTTCCCCTTGATAGATGTACATAAAAAGACGAACAGTCGCATCGATTAAATCGGTTGGACTTCCGTCTTGATTTTTAATTTGAAACTGTAATACACCAGCGTTCTTGTCGTAAGACTTAAACGTAAATCCAGTGATTTTTGTAGCTCGGCTAACTGGTTCTGTAGGTACGGTGATCTCACCAATTTTTCTGTCTGCCAAATCAATGCCTCCTTCCTACTTAACGCCTTCAATTTTCGTGATTTTTATCCCTGCATTTTCATCTTGGCGGTAATTCATTGCACTTGTAATAGATGCTTGGACTGATCGAGTGATCTTATAGCGCGTATCAGTCACACGTTCTAATTTCAACTCATATATTTCCATGCCACCGCCATCATCATATAAGTTGGTAAATGAAATAGTGGGGCTCGTGGTACTTGATGCTTCGAAGATCTGCCCACCCCATCCTGAAATGTGTAGACGTATTGTATCGTAGTGTTTCATACTGTCTTTTAAGTCAATCGTTGTCCCTACTCCGCTTTTATCACCTTCAAATAAGGTAAATGTGGTAGTTATCTTTCGCCATCCAGGTGAATTATAGCCACCGTCAGCCCCATGCGTACGCCATACGTAAAGACCACCTGCATATCCATCTGAACAAATCAATAATTTCCGCTCGTCATGCTCGGCAATCACAATAAGCTTCATAATCGCTCCATCGCCCGTCTGTGTGATTTGACCATTCTTATACCACTGATTCGTCGTAGCATACAGTCCACAAGGGACGTCAAGGATATTGGGGTATTTAAAGCCCAACTCATTATCTTTCAGGCACATGCCTTCTGCTTGCATGACTGTCTCCGGAGAAGCAAAGCCAGCATTCATTTCCGTAGCAAGCAAATGAGCATTTTGCTCATCGCCATCAAAATGAATCGCTGCTTGCTGCAAGACCCAGTCAATCGCCTCATCACGTTCCATGTCTTTAATTTTCAACGTTTATTCCTCCCTAATAACTAAAGCTTCTATCGGTGTATTGACCTACACCTTTAATTGAAACAGTCCGCTTAGTTTTATTTACTTCAATATTCGCAAAACTCGATTCTAGTTCTGTTCCAATCAGTGTTTTATCTTGCGGAAATCCTGTTGTAAAGACAACGATATTAGTAGTGCCCAGCATTCGTGCCGTCTCATAATGCCAATGGCCACAAAAATAACCGACAATCACACCAGCACCTTTTTCGGTAAAGTTATAAGTAACTTTTCCAAGAGGTTCAGTGTTGTAACCAGCCAATGAATTATAGTCTACCGTTACATTTGCTCCCTGTTTGAATCCATCTAACAAGGTAGCTAACTGAGTAACGTTTGTTACATCGTTTTCTCTTTCGATTGGCACATGTCCAACTAAAACAACGTGATACTCACGATCCAATTGTTCTAACCATTTACCAAAATCATTTATTTGAGTTTGCCCAAGTTGACCAGCGGCGCCGCCGCTTTGCTGTTTCCCTGAATATTCAATGAATGTGCCATCACTACCTAACGCATCACTGTAATCATCCGTATTTAAACGGTAGATTGCTATTTTTTTATCAGGAAAGAGTACTGGACCATAAGAGCCTCCATATAGTTCGGCAATATCAGCGCCAGTCAAAGAGTTTTCTGGCGTCCGATCGTTCCATGCATATGGAATTTTACCTGTTTCGTGATTACCTTTACACAAAACAACTGGGACCCTTTGCCCTGCAGTAGCCAGTGCTGCGAAACGTTGCTGCATTTTCAAATTTTTATAGCGTCTATTTCTTCCTGGTACAATATTTAAGCCATCACCCACAGATCCACTATAACCGTCTGTGTTGTCTCCGCCATAGACCATGACGTCTGTTTCTTTTCCAAGTTCCTGAAAACGTCGGATAACCTGCCATCTGTCTCTCAATTTAAAGCCTTCCGGACGTATGCCATCTACCATCATCACATGACTATCCATGTGGGTATCCGTGACAAAAGCCATATTAAACTGTTTCTTGTCCAAGCCATTGATCACTTGTGTTAGATTTTTAGGTTCAACCTCTACATATTTCCCACTATCTTCAATAACCGTTTTACTTTTCCCAGGAACGATCTGATCGCTACCGATTGGCGTTGCAAGCTTTTTATTTTGGATGTCCTCTAATCGATCGGCTAAACTGTCATAATCTCCTTTGGCTTCATTCAAAATATTGATGATTGTGCCACCTGGATCAATGCTTTCCAGTATTTCACGATTATCTTCTAACCACTGCTCCCAGTCATTTTTACCCTGATCCATGTAATCTTTGAATTTTCTTAGCAAATCCTCAAAGGTCCACACATAGCCAGAGTCGCGTAACTGGCTTCTAGATATTAGATATTCCAGAAATGACTCGATAGGTAAAATCCTGTGTGTTAAATTGTTCACTCCAAGTTCCATCACCATTAAGTGATCGGAAACTGAAATGTGCGGTGTTTTCACCACCCCATTGCCAGTCAGGCTCACTTAAGGTGTAAACAAGCCTTGCTTGTGCTGGACTGTATTCTTGTACTTTTTGTTCAACAGGTTGGTTTTCGCCAAATTTTGTTGTATTAATAAAAAATGGCACTAGGCCATCGAATGTTTTTAGTTTGCCATGTTCCACCACTTCAACAACGAACTTTTGAGTTAAAACATCCCCTTGCCGAATCCGAACCAAATTTATTCCGTTATTTGGTTCTGTGGTGGATAGGACCATTTTATGTTGCGTTTCTGCCACGACTATCCCTCCTTTAGAAATTGATATAGTCTCTTGCATTGTGGAAATGACCTGAAGAAGATGGATAAAATTCATCCATAAATTGGAAATGAAGATGTTCTCCAGTGGATGGTCCTGTTGTCCCCATTAGTCCAATTTGCTGACCTGCAGTTACTTTTTGACCTTTTGAAACATCCACACGGCTTTGATGTGCATAGCCTGTATACATTCCATCAGCATGTTTGATCACTGTCCAATTTCCATACCAGTCAAAGTAATTTGCATCACCTGCAACGATAACTTCGCCATCTGCTGAAGCAAAGATAGGTGTATTAGGATTTCCATTTACAAGGTCAATACCGTTATGAAATTCTTGTGCGCCTGTAATTGGAGAAGTGCGCCAGCCAAATTCACTTGTCACCGTGATCGGATCCGCAATTGGTTTTATATACCCTTTTGATGCAGGAATTTCCAAATCTTTGAATTTGTCATACCATTCTTGTGCCCATGTCGTCCGTTCTGGATGTGGATCACGTGGACGTTCAAAGTTAGCCACGAATGCTTGCGCTGCGGTGTTGATATCGGTCAGATTCATGAATTGTGTCCATGTGTAAGGATAAGCGCTAGTTGCGATCCATTGCCCATTCGGTGCATGCCACATCAATAATTTGAACTGTGCCGTGATTGTGTCTGGATCATCACTGATGCCAGCCTTTGTCATTAAATTGATCATGTAGACACGTCCGCTAGTTGCGCCAGAAGAATCGGTCCATTGCCATACACCATAACCGAACCCTGGTGCGCCATTGCCCTCATCAGCGGTTGGATTAGCATCTGATTCTCCTTGCGCATTGCCAAGTAAGGCTGCAGCAGCTTGTTTAGTAAAACCAGCACCTATTGCCATTGCCCAAATCTGCCAATAACGTTTATCCCGATCAGTAGTTACTTCTGGTGGATATTGTCCATTCCAACCGTTATCGTTTCCTCCAGTATTGTCTCCACCGTTTGTATCGATTTTAACGCCGTTCACATATAATTCTTTGACATCTAGACGACCATCTATGGTTATATTTCCTTCTGAAAATTTACCATCACCGTAAAGATTATATTTGCGCTTATCAGCAGTAACGTCTGCTGGAATTTGAAAAACAGGATTTCCTCGATCGCCGCCGTCCCCAGCGTTAATGGAAAAAATATAGTTTGGTTCTTTCCATACAGCAAACCCATTTATTTTTCCGCCTCCATAAGTTGCTACGATGGATCCAAGCGATTCTCCGTGAACATCGTCAAGCCCAGTTGAAATGACCTTTTTTTCAAAAGAAAGTTGTCCTCCTTCTGCCACTAATTGGAAATCTTTATCATCCAATGTCTTTAAAGCTACCCCTTGCACGAGAATACCTGAAAGAATTCCTGCTTGAATAAAATTAGCATTGAAAGTTCCATCCAACGTCCACGCAGTCGTGCTATCGCCATTGTGTACATCTTGGATTGTTTTCCATTCACCTTTTTTACACTGTTTGAAAGATATTCCTGAGTTGTTTTGGACCATAAAAAGGCGTGATCCAGGAATGTTAGGTCCATCCATATAAACAGTTTCATAGATTTCTCTACTATCACTAACACCAGCTTCAATTCCATTTACCCAATAAATAGAACCGCCATTATCTCCTGCGCCTCGCATAATGTCATCTTGATATTTTCCAATCTCTGTCGATTCGTAAAATGTCATTTTGCTAGATTCTAAACTATTAATATTATTGACAATAGAAGCTGTTTGTTTTCTAACGTCTTGTGTTAAATTATCCCCTAGTTCGATATGGGTTTGACCGGTAAGCCGATTGAATGTAGTTTTATAAATACGAGTTTTATAGTGATAACCTTTATCGTATCTGTGAATAGTCACTGTATTTCCTATCACATCTCCTCCAGTGACTTCAGCTTTGAATTGTACTAACGGTCTAGCAGAATCGATTAAGGTTGAATAAGTACTTTTAAGTAATTCTGTTGGATCATCTATATCATCAAACACTACCACGGTTTCTCGCTTTCTCATTGAGCCATCTTTTTGTGGTATCCCATACTTTTGAGTTGCTTCCGGATCTTCAAGCCAATTTTGGCCTTTAGGCTTATCTAAAGGATCACCATTCGACTTTTTCCATTCAACATCAGTGAATTCAATTCTTCTACCGTATCCGTCACCAACCTCTTCACCTCGCCCACGACCTATCATTGAAGTTGAGATTGAGCTTCTATCTATCTCTCTTACAACTGTTAATGCTTTACTACCATATACAAAACGTGTATTCGATTCTTCACCAATTTGTTCATATACTTCGATCCATTTATCCTTTATTCCATCAGAATTCAAAGAACACCTAAAGACAAATTCCATACCTAAGGTTTGCAATTCTTTCAACGCTTCTTTTACAGAGACATAGTAAAAAGTTGCAGTTACTGTTGGTAACATTGCTTCTACGTGACCAACGCGCCAATTTCCTTCAGTAAATTCAATCAATCGATCAAGAACATTTTTTAAGGGCTGCCCACTCGGCCTAATATCTTTGATGATGTAAGCATCTAATTCATTTGTCGCAAATCCTAACCCTGTAAACTCTAATGTTTCAGATGGGTCGCTAACTTTAGTAATTCGATACAACGAAAAAGACGACTCGTTTTCACGAATCGCCATATATCTTGCATCCTCTATTTCTTTATCATATTTTGTCGTAACGTAAAGAGTATCTTTCATTAGATCACTCTTATCAGAACTAATTTCTTTTTCTTGGGAGACTTCAATTAAACTTCTTTTATTTTTTCTTTTAATAAGTTTTTGCAAGTGATCAAAGAAATAAACTGTCTCACTCAAATTGTCGCCCCCCTATAGAATATTTTAAGTTTTCCATTATTGCTAGTTATCTTCTGACCTTGCTTGAGATAAAAGTTCTCAAAATCACTTTCTAAATCAATAATAGAAGTACAATCTTCTCCGTTTACAGTTACCTGCTCATCGGAAAAATCAAAAATCAACACGTCTCCTGTTTTTATTGCCGCATCAGTAATCGTGATATTTTGTTCTCCGTTTGTAATTTTGATTGAATTATTCATGGATAAAGTGACTTCAATTTTTCTTGGTGTTATAGGAAACTGTATCGGGTTTCCAATATAGCCATCACTAACACATTCTTTTGTATACTTTAGTGGGTCCGCACAGAATACATTAAAACTTGAAATAATAGAGTTGGAGTCTCCTGGAACAGTATCAGTTGATGTATAGCGACCGTAGTAATAAAAATCTAATTCATCATGAAACCTAATTTCCACGTCTTCATTCCGGTATAAATAATTCAACAACTCTTTGAATTTAAACTGTAATTTTTCTGGATCTCTGTCTTCCAACTTGTATGTTATTTTTAGTGTTCTTGAAGGTATTTTCTGATTTGTAATGATTGAACCAATTTGTATATCTTGCTGTTCAACTTCTACAGAAAGCATTTCTCTACCTTCAATCGTGAGTGTTTGATACCCCTCAATCAAATCTTCTAAATACATTCCATCGTACATCATGGCAGACGTTGGAAGGAATCGTTTAGAACTATTGAGATTAATAGTTGTATCTTTGAATGAGTACATTTTATTTTCTCGCTGATCCAAAATATTCCCTCCTAAAGTTCTAGATTAATGTCTGCACCTTCGCCCATAGCTTGTGAAATATCGTCCACAAACAATCTAAACGATTGTCTTCCAAGATTGAATTTAAATACAGCTGGTTTAGTAGAGCCACCCATATTTACTTTATGTTCAACTTCTGCACCAATGTTTTTATTTGCATTTTTCAGATTTGTAGCTATATCTACATCAGGATTTGCATTGAAAAGTTCCGCGATAAAGTCCGCCATACCTCCAACAGTATTCTGTACATCATTGAATCCTCCCATCAGACCTTTATGCAGACCATTCATAATAGCCTGACCAGCTGGAATCAATAGCTTTCTATCGTATTGGATAGGTCCTTTGTGTTCACGAATCCAATCACCAATACCTCCAACAAAATCTTGCACAGATTTCCATGCATTTTGTAACCCTTCTAGAAAACTATCCATGATGGCTTTTCCGGCTGCTAATAAGTCGATATTTTTCAAGTTATCAAACCAGCCAGTTACTCTATCCACCGTATCACTAACAGCATTTACTAAATTATCCCATGCCTCTTGAGCACCATTTACTAAGTTGTTAAAAGTATTAATAGTCCCTTGCTTTAGATTTTCCCATCCTTGAATTATATTATCTTTCGCCCCTGTAATTAAGTTGATGATCCACGACTTAAAGGAGTCCCAAATATTTTTTGCACCTTGAATCGTATTGTTGAACAAGTTGATTGTTCCTTGTTTTAAGTTGTTCCAGGCTTGTTTTACGTTATTAGAAATGTTATTCGATGTCTCCGATAACCAAGACGTAAACTTGGCCCAAACATTTCTTACCCATTCAACAGACGTGCTTACAATATTTTTAATTGAATCCCACAAATTAATCCAAAAATTACGAAATCCTTCACTTGTATTCCACAAGTAAATAAATGCACCCACTAACAAAATGATACCAGTTATTATCAATCCTATTGGATTAGCAGTCATAACAGCGTTCATCAATTGCTGTGCGGTTGTATATATTTTTACAGCTTTAGTTGCTATCCCCATAACAGTTTGATAAGTTACAACTGCTGCGACTATTGCTGTAATCATCGGTAAGAAAGGTTCGATAATTTGATAAAGAGTAGATAAAAAACTAATAACAGATGGTAAAACAGTAATGATTGTATTGAAAATGTTCGTAATTAGACCTTGTAATTTGCTCAAATTTTCAGCAATTGAACCAAGACCAGCATTTTGCATTCCTTCATCAATAGCTTTAAAGATATTTGCCAAACCTTTAACAACTGCTGTTTTTATATTTTGAAATGAGGTTTTAATTCCGGCTGAGTTTTTCTTAGCTAGATCAGCAAAACCGCCAACGCCATCGTTTAACTCAATTAATCGATTGTTAAAATCGTCAAAAGTGATTTTACCACTCTGTAATGCAGAATAAAGATCAGTGACAGAGTTAACACCTTGATCTTTGAATGACTTTGCTACTTTATCCATTGCAATCGGCATAGTTTCTTGTAATGTTCGCCACGACTGCATATCGACTGTACCTTTTGCTAACATTTGTTGATATTGTTGCATTCCTCGGCTTGCATCAGCTGTAGAAGCACCTGATGCTAAAAAAGCATTGTTTAAGGCTAGGGCTGTGTCTGTTCCTTTATTTAAGCTACCCGTTGAGATAGCTAATTGCTGTGTATTTGAAACAATTTCATCTAATGAAGTTGGCAACCCATCTATACCCTTAGTCAATTTTTGCATTGATCCATCAACTTCTTGCGTAGAATATCCTAGTGCCTTCATCACCGTAGGATATTTATTAAGCGTATCAAAACGATTAACCGCACCACCAACTGATTGTGTCACTGTTTGAACGGCTGCATCCAACACTTTGAAAATGCCCATACCCTTTGCAATATCCGTAATAGAAGTACCAAACTTGTTTGTATTGTCTTGCAAACCATCCGTTTCATTTTGAGCACTTTTCATTGTAGATGAAAAATTCTTATCAACTGCTGTAAGGATCGCTTGCACAGAATAGCTTTCCATACTCTACCTCCTTTCTTATTTATTTGCTTTTTTAATCAGATTGACCAGTTCGCTGTCTATTACCTCTTTTACTCCGATAATTTCTTGCTCTTTTTGTTTATAATCAAAGAAAGATTTGAAGGTTTGATAAATCGGAACTTGTTTTTTACCTTTTTTCTCTTGTGCTTGAACTTCGTAATTTTTCCAAGCGGCAAGATGAATCAAATATTCTTTGTCTAACATTTTTAACTGATGAGCTTTTTGTCTTAGTCTGTATTCGCTTATTGTTAAGCGATCCATTTGATTAAAATCATTTATTCCCAAATAACGTAGACAATTCAATTGAAACTCTTCATAAATTTCATCAAAATCTATCTTTTTTGTAATTCTTCTAGAAGTTGGTTTGTCTTCAATTTTGTAAATTCCGACTTTTTTAACTCTTCTAAAACATCATCAAACAACTGCTCGCTACCATTTTCTTCAATGTAATCTGCAATTGCGATCTCACTTACTTTCGGTATTTCTGTTGAATTAGCAACTTTCAACATTTCTACAAGAGTTTCTACATCTTTATTAAGAAAATTTGATAATATTGTTTCCATTCCCATTTTCATCGTTAACCCTCGTTCAGTCACAGAATATCGATGATTCATCTCTTTAATGAATCCATAACCAAAAATAAAATCATATTCTTTTTCCTTTATAACTAGCCTCATTGCTTTTCATCCTCCTTAAAATAAAAAGAGAGCATCTAAGCTCTCCTATGATCCTGGTGAAGTTGCTTTCACGGTATCTTTGAATGTATATTGAACGACAGCAGCTTGATCTTCTGTCAAGGTTGCATAACCATCTTGACCAATACCATTTACTGCAAATGATAAACTTAATTCAACGTTATCTTCTGCAGCAGCCGATGGAGTAAATTCAGACACATATGCTTGGTAATAAGTAGCTTTGTACTTATTTGCATCATCATCTGTGCCCTGTTCTGCTTTGTTGATTTCCCAAATTTCAATGATATCGCCATTTAATAAGGCTTGTTTCATTTCATCTACATGAGAATCGCCTTTGGCAACTATTGAAGTAGCCGAAAAATCATATTCAACTGGGCTTAAACTTTGAACGTTTCCGTCTTTTGTTACTGTAGAGTCTGAATCTCTTGATAAACCATTTTCGTGTTCTGTTTGAAATGCCATTTTCCAAGCAGCTTCCTGAGTTTCTTTTTTCAATAAACGATAAAGCAAAATGACATCAATACCTTTTAATGCTTCCATGTTCTTCCTCCTATCTAATTCTAAATTCAAGTGTGACAACCGCCCGTTTTAGCGGTGTATTCGTTGTTGTGTCGTCCATCACATGAATTCCACTTGCTTGATAATTTAAAGCCCAATAATAGCCTTCTGTGGCTTCTATCAATCTAGCTTCATTAAAAAGAGCAGATGCCATATCTGACACCTGCTTTCGTTTCTTCTGTAATCCCCAAACGGATAAAACCACAATCACAGACCCTTTAATGTCAGTTTTATTTACTTCATGGATGGTCTGAGTGTTCTCAAATTCCACAAAAGGATAACCAACATCCTCTAAAGTTTTGTAATCGTATGTTTTATATCCGAGTTTATCCTGGGATATTTTAAAAAGTTCATCAAAAATCGACTGATCTCTTGTCTTAATCATCATTTCACCAAGGCTTTCATTTCAGCCATAAATTTGACTTTTTGATAATTAAAAGCTTGTCTAACATAAGGCTGGGCCGACATAAAACGAGTTCCATATTCTACATAAGGCGCGTACTCTGCTGTCGGTCCTACAATGCCAGTTAAACCAGCTTCTAAAAGACTCATGCTTATTGATCTTCGTAAGTAACCTGTATCCACTGGCGCACCTTTTTGCATTCGTTCAGTCATTTCAGCAGTATTACTTTTCACGACTTTTTGAACGTCATTAAGCGTTGCTGCTTTTTTCAGATGTCGCATCAGCTGATCGATTCCTTTATATTCAAGTTGTGCCTTCATCAAGAACCACCTCTTGCACAATTAAACTATTTCTATATGCTGGATTTCTAGCTGTTGTTTGTTGCCAAACCTTTCCTTCAATCTCGATATAGTCAAATGTAGGGATAGAAAAAAGAGGCTGCGTCCTAATGACCTTCGCCCCTTCTTCCACACTACCAAAAATAGTCACACTTCTATCAGTGCCAATATCTGTCACGTTTGCCTCTGTTCTTGTTCTTTCTGGTTTGCCTTCAACCCACTCACCGAGATCTGGATCATATTTAGAGTCAGATGAACGTTTAACAAATATAATTTCATCTGTAAATCTCATATAAATTTAAACCTCCCTCGCTTTGGTTTGTACAACTCTTCCTGATCTTTACGCTTAAATTCGTCAATCTCATTTTGATACTCTGAAAAATCCGAATCAGGAAAAGCCATAGATAAACCTTCTTGAGAATATGACTGCATACCTTCTTGACCAATTCTATTGAATCTTTTCAACGATACTTCATATACAACTGTTTCAAATTCTTTAGGAACTTCTTGCGTATTTAACAAGGTTTTCATACGCTCTTTTGTTCTTCGCTCAATAACTTCAAGCTTTTCATCTATTGTTCCTTTAAGAAGTTTTTTAATATCATCTGCAATCATCATATTTTTACTTCCTAACTAGCAGGTTGACCTGTCACATTGATTGAAGTAGTGAATTCTCCAGAAGTAAATGTGAATGTTGCTGACCCTTCTGCTGCAATCGTTCCATCAAAACCACCATTTTCATTTTTGGTCACTGTTGCGATAGCTCCATCACTGGAAGTTGCTGTAGTAGCTGCAACAACAGCAGCTGCATCGCTAGCATCTACAGGCACAGCTGAAATAGTAAATGTTTTAGTATCGCCTACTTTGCCGGTCCATGTCTTTTGATTTGACACAATACCGGTAGCAGGCGTTACGCTTTTGGGGAAATCTTCCCAAATGCTTCATCTTTTACAATCATAAATCCTACGTCCATTGTTGCACGCAAAGCAATTAGTTCTTGCTCAAACAAGTTAACTGGGGTTCCATCTTCATTAGTTAAAGTAGACAATTGAGCTTCTTCAGAAATCTTAAATGAAATATTATATGGGATTCCATAAAACATGTAATTAAAGTCTCCAGCGTAAAGAGTACCTTTATCTAAAGACTTAAGGTCTACTACTGGTAATCCGTCAATTGTATTAGCAGAGCGATCATAAATAAACTCAACATTTGACCCGACTGTTTGAGCTGCAGAACGTAATTCTGTACGATTTTTCCGGTTTGAAATAAACGCATTAGGTTCGAATTCATTTTCTGCTAACTTGTCTTCTAAGGCTAGGATATTATCATAAGTCAATCCGCCTTCAACCACATTCCCCGCACTAATAACTGATCCGTCTAGTGACTGAGGAAATGGGTTTTCTTTATTTAATAAGGAGCTGCATCAAATTTTTTATAGAAAGCTTCAGCAATTTTTGGCTGCATCTCAGCAAAGAAATCTGATAATTTATAATTTAAATATTCACGAGAAACCGGAAGAATGACACCGAGTTTTTTTGCAGTCATCGTAGCTTGCATCCATTTAGGTTTAGACGTTTTAATTTTTTCACCTTCACCCACCCAGTATGCGCCTGGTCCTTCTGCAAAGTATTCAAATTTCTTTTCTTTGTCAGTCATTTCTTCGTATTTTGCTAACTGCATGATCTTAGAATTTTCCATAACTTCACTCAAAATGAGCGTATTATATTTATCAGGAATTTTTCCCTCTTTCGTTTCATATACCATAACATTATCTGGATCCCATGTTTGAGCAAACATTTGCAAGTTCATTGGTAAAAGTTGTTTCTTTTTCATTAAGTTTTCCTCCTATTTGATAATTCGATTTTTAGCAGCTAGTTTAGCTACGGTTTCTTTAGTATTTTTCGATGCTGTAAATTGCCCACCTTCATTTGGTGGTGTTTGTCTTGCGTTTTCTTTCTTAATCAAAGAGGCAAAGTTAGTGATGACTGCTACAGCTTGTTTTGTGGCATCTGCATCATCAGAAACAATCAGCCCAAGCAAATCATCATCGTGTGGTAAATTTGCATCTATCAGCATTTTAGAAGCTTCTTTCGTCATTTCAGATAATGCTTGTCCACGCTTTAATTCAGCGATTTCAGCTTCTTTTTGTTTCAACTCATGCTGTAGTTTTTCTTCCGCATTCATTTTTGCCAGCTTTTTAGCTTCTTCTTTTTTTGCTTCTAGTTCTTTTTCCCACGTTGCTTTTGCTTTGTTCGTCTCAGCAGCAATCATTTTCGCTACTTCATCACGAGAAAATGTTTTGCCAGTATTGTTTTCTCCTTTTGCTTCGGGCGGTGTCTCTTGTGAGCCAGCTGATAGGTTTCCTTGTTGTCCCTCATCACCAGATCCACCATCTCCTGGTTCAGAAAAAAATTGTAAGTTCATTGGCATAAATAAACGTTTTTTCATGATTAATCCTCCACGGTTACGCCGCTACCCGATAAATTGAACCAGTTACGCCGGTCAGTCGGAACAGCTCAATATTTAACGCCCCGAGCAGTAGAGGGCAAATAAAAAACGAAACCATAATTGGCTTCGTTTTTATTGTTTTATTTTTTACATATTTTTGATTAGATCAGAGACTTTTTTTTCTTTGAAGCTACCTGTGCTTTCTTTAAAACTAATGTATAAATCTGAACTGACCCCATTTACTTTGATTGCTTGATTTAATAATTCTGCGTCTATTTCAACTCTAGCGCCAATATCTCTGCTATCAATTTTTTCTATACCTGCAAACTTTTCGAGAGCGAATTCATCTAAATCTTTTACCCTTTCTCGCATCAGGCCTATATTTAATACTATTCCACTAGGATGCATCGCTATTCTCTGTATTCTTTGTGCATGATTAAAATTAATAATAGCTCGTGAACTAAATCCCAAAAATTCTACATTTATAGGAAATTGTTTTAAATTTTCGACTTCAAAAACTATTATTTTTTTTCCTTCATCATTCATTTCTGAATGGGCTCTTATTCTAAATTTAACTTTGTTAACTTTAGAAAAATGCCTTATTGTAAAAATAATAGTAAATACAGTAGCTATTATATTAACCCAATCTGCGATTGTCCCCATACCATCAAATGATACTCCTAAAATGTTTACACTTCCTATGATTTCCATCTTTTGATCCTCCTTCTGCTCAGTTTATCAAAAAAGAAAATCAATATCGATAGCTATTTATTATTTGGCGCTGTACTGCATCGACAAAATGGATGCATATTAGGAGCATTACTTCCTGGCTGCATATCGGCAACATCAAAAACTTGATTATTTAACGGTATACATAGTTTGCACGCCGTTGGTTCTGCTATATAGATGTACTGGGTAATGCCTGCATCTCTGTAACTTCGTTCTTGGATCCCTACCTGAACTCTAGTCGTTTCAGTCACCATCAAACGTTGAATGTTGAACTTAGTGTTTTCTCGTCCTTCAGCTGTTAAATATTCTGCCAATTTAGATGCAAGTTGCTTGGGATTTTTCCCCATCGTTATACTTCTCAGTAACAACCTATCTAATTCTGATTTCAATTCTGATTGATACATCCATAAGCGATCACTAAAAGACACGTCATCACTCAAAAAGGAGCTGTTTATTACTAGTTCTATCAGCTTTGCATATCCACTTGAAGCAATAGTCATTTCTAAAATGCCGGCTTGTCTCTTCAATTCAGCTAAACCAGCTTTTGTTAATTCATTCGAAAAGTACTTATCCAATTCATTAAACAGTGAAATCAGTTCAAGTCCGATATTAGCTTTTAAGAGCTCTAATCTATTTACACGCATCGTAAGATTGTATAGCTTTAATTCTTGGTTTGCTGTAGGAGAAAAATCTTTCTCTTTGACATACTTCTTTGCTTTGCGAGCGAATGCTTTGACATCCATTTCACTAGCACGCTTCATCGCTTCGCTACGAGTGATTTTCTGACCATTGGAAAAACTGTCCCACTGTGCGTCTATTTCTTTTTGTATCGCATCTTGTGCGTATTGCATGCGACTTTTAATTTCTGCCATGCGCTTTTTATCATCTTTAATTTGTTGCTTTTGCCATTCCTTTTCCCGTTTGATCCAATATTCTTGGGAGTTCATTTAATCACTCCCCTGTTTCATCTTTTTTGTTGTTAATTACTTCTTCACCATCTGAATCAAAAATGCCAATCTGCTTTTGCGTTTCTTTATTTACTCGTTTCAACTCTGCCTGTACATCTGGAACAAAAGAAGCGAGTCCTAAGATCGTCTCTTGACTGAGTTCAGCTCCAGCATCAACCAAAGATTTCAACTCTTCCAGAATGGCTTTAGGTAGATTAGGCGTAAATATTACACGGAAGCCTTTCAAATCGGAGTTATCCATTTCAGAAATACTTGATTTTAGGCTAAATAAAAGACGATAACGCCGCATAAGACCTTTTTTGAATAGCCTTTGCTTTGTTGCCGTCATTTGTTCAAATCCAAATAATTTATATTTCATTGCTTCTCCTGATTGCACTCCGGAAAAATTGTCATCAGTAAGATCAGGAACCATTGAGATTTCGTGGATATCCTTGCGCACTCTGTCCTTGTATGCTTCTACACCGTTCACATCATATTGTTTGTAAATATATCCTGCAGTCACACTTGTTTTATTACCATTCACATCAGTTCCAGATTCAAGCAAAAGCATATTTGCTTCTTTCTGCTTGATGGCGTCCTCTGTGGATAGTCCTGCTGCTTCAATATCACCACTAATAACTAGAAGAGCATCGTTTAGATCAGTCATATAGTTGGCGGTATCAGACTGCCCTGCATCATATAAATCAATCAAAGATAGTACATCTTCATACAAGCCCATCCGAAAACGATTAGGAGAATACTCTGTAATAGGTACCTCTTTATATTCATGCGGTTCATCTTGAGGATTCTTTAACTCAATTGCTGTTAGCGTCGTCTCATCATAAGTGATACTTTTTTCTTTTGTGTATACGATTGGTTGAATGTACTGTTTATCAGCATCCTTGTTGAATCTTGTCTTAGGATACCTTACAGCCAAAATAGGCTCTCGTTTTACTGTAGTATAATATACAACAAACGTTTCAAATACATTAGCCAAATCAACATAATCTGTATCATCTGAATCTCGATAGATAATCTCATAGGCTCTCCCATACTTATCCATATCAAGCCAGAGTTCAGCATTTAACCCGTCTATGTCATTATTAGTATTAAACTCTTCGATTTCTTTTTGTTGATTTGTGTCCTCGATTTGCACTTTTATAGGATTGCCTGTGTTGTACCCAACATCAAACGTACAAAGAACTTTTCCAAAGTTATGTGCTGATCGGTGATCCGCTTTTTCCTTTTCTCTACGTCTACGGTTATCCATGATATTTGTATTTCTAGCTTTGTAATAATCATCTAATACACTAAGCCGCTTTACCTGATATTCATGATGATGTTTTATCATTGCTGCTAAAGTATCTATATCGTTAAGTAAATCTTCTGCTGAGCTAAACCTATAGTGAAGATTTGAGTCTACGCTAAACTTTACATAATTTGTGTTCACGTCGTTAGAATAATGTATATCAGCACCGTATTCAAATTCGTTTACCTTATCCATTTCTCACACTCCTTAAAACATTCTTCTGATTTTGTTCCGCTGCTCTTTAGTAACGGTTGATTTCTTTTTGGCCCACATGTCTTTGTTGAAGGCATATCTTGTCGCGTCAATCGTATGGTTATCTTTATCCTCTAGCCTTGGTTTAGGATTACCGTCTCTATCTGTTTGGTAATCGATATTTTCAAATTCTCTTGCGATATTCGGTGTACGAAGTGGATCAATACATATGAAATCTAGATCATCTAACCACTGTTCACCATATTCGACAGAATCAGGACCTTTTTTTACACCAAAAACTCTGGTCATTCCGTGTTCGTTATTTAGTTCAGCGATAGATTTAGGCTCTGCAGAATCAGCACGAATTTCATCTGCCCAATATCCCTTTGCATGTACTTTATTCGCAAATTCTCGATTGCTGATTTTCACGCCGTAAATTTCATCGATTGCATAAATACCATTTTTCTTCTTGTCATAATGCCATCGAACGAATGCTAGTGGATCAGTTGCATAACCAAAGTCTAAGCCGTTACGTATGTTATCAAAGTTAGAGACCATTTCATCTGAAATAGAACCTTTCTTAACTTGCAGATTGTCGAAGGGAACAACACCTGATCCAACTGCTTTACCATCATATTCCCATTCGGCACGTCTCGGATTACGTTCTCTAGTTGCCTCAACTTCTTTCAGAAATTCCTTGGAGATGAATGGATTATCCTGATAGGTCGAGTGATGAATAAAAGTGTTGTCTGGTTGAAAAGAAGTCTCATATTTTTTATTTACCCAAGATTGTTTTCTCTTAGGTGGATTGTAGCTGTAAAAAAACTTATAAAAAAGACCATCATCTAATTCTCCACGTAAAAGGGAGTTCGTGATAGTCGTGACTTCATCTTCTGTTTTAAATTCTGCTAATTCTTCAATCCAACCTATAGCAAATGGAAACTTGCTATCTTTTAAAGACTTGATTCGTTCTGGGTTTTGAGCACCACGAAATATCATATAATTCCCTCTTGGAAGATAAGTAATTTTAAGTGGTGACTTATTAAACTTAAATAGGCGTGATACACCCTGCTTCTCAATTGCCCATTTCATTTGTTCGTAAATAGATTGCTCAAGTGTATTATCAACATAACGTATACCTACAGCATTCACTGCATATCTCATAAGTAACTGAGTAACGATATGCGCTATATCTGATGATTTTCCTGAACCCCGGCCACCTTTACAAACTATATTAAGAATGTCTTGTTTTAAAGTCGCTCTCCATACTGAATGAAACTTCGGCGGAAGAAATTCAGATAGTTTTTTAGCCATCATCATCACTACTTATATCATCAATGAAAGTAGGTATTTCAGAAATTTCAACTTTCTGCTTATCTACAAATGCTGCGTTTATTTTATAATAATGCTCAAGTGCTTGGTTACGTTCTTTGAAACCTGCTGAATATTCACTCACTTCACGTTCTATGATTTCGTTTGTATAAGGATCTCTCTTAACAACTTCAAAGCGTTGTGGTTCTCCTTTTGCAATAGAAGCAGTAATAGCCAAAGCTTCTTCCATTGTTAAATGCCTCTTAGTTTGAACTTCTTTTAGCTTCTCTTGAATGTAGTCGGATACTTTTCCACCTTTTTCCACCAATTTTTCTTGTGCGTTCTTAGCGTAGTTTTCTTTATAGCCAGCTTTCAGCGCTGACTGATAAGCATTGCCTGTGATGATGTACTCATCAGCAAAGGCTTGTTGCTTAGGATTCAACTTACTCATTTTCCATCACCACCTTTGTTATATGTTAATGATATTTTTTTATATTTGTCTGTATGTTCTGCTCACTAAAATATCCATGGCCACAGTAACGAAGATTGTACTTGTCGATCTCATTTGGTGTTGCTTCCCTGGTCATTTCAATGATGGAGTACCTCTTTTTGATTTGGACTGACTGGACAACTCTAATTGGATCATCTGTGTTGGGTTGTGGATACTTATTCGATAGTGATACATACCAGTAGTTTCTCATTTGACCTTTCTCCTTTTGCGAAAGGGAACAACTTCATTACTGTCCTTTCGTTTGTATGTATCAACCTTTGACGGTCTTCTAAATTCCCAGACTCCCCTGCCGCTACCATCATGAACAGTGATTACTTCATACTTCTGTTCTAAGTATTGTGGTCTATACATTGTTGTGGATAGGCTACAATTAACTAGACAGAAAAATTAAGGTGTGTAGACTAGAAGAAAACATACCAGGAGGAATTTTTATGTCTAAGAGAACACGAAGAACTTTTTCACAAGAATTCAAGCAACAAATCGTCAATCTTTACTTAGCTGGAAAGCCACGTGTAGAAATCATTCGAGAATATGAACTAACGGCTTCAGCATTTGACAAATGGGTAAAGCAATCTAAAACGAGTGGTTCATTCAAAGAAAAAGATAATCTTACGCCTGAACAAAAAGAATTGTTAGAACTACGTAAAAGAAA